CATGGTCGAGTTGTTCAGGCAGCTGCGCCCTTACTGCCCTGGTGACGCACTGGAGTGGGTGATAAGCAGCTTTGACAACATGAAGGTGCGTTTGCCGGACGGGAGTGAGCACAAATGGACTTCGACGCTACCTTCAGGTAGCAGAGCGACCTCGTTCATAAATACGGTGCTCAACGCGGCTTACATGCGGTGCGCGCTCGGCGTGGAGTACACCACGGTTAACTCGCTCCACGTAGGTGACGACGTACACATGACGGGTGGTACGGACCAATGTTGTAGAGTAGCCACATTGCTAGAAACGGCGCCGATTAAGATGAACAGAGCTAAGCAGTCTTTTGGTGCGATCGGAATGGAGCTGTTAAGGGTGTCGACGGGGGCGCATACATCATGTGGATACCTGGCACGAGCCGTGTCGACGTTGGTAGCAGGCAATTGGACGACGTCAGCAGAACTAGACGGGGTCGAGTTCATACGTAGCATCAACCAAGGTATATGGAACATGGTGCAGCGCAGCAGAGATAGAAGGGCCGGTTTGTTGTTGCACACGACGGTGGCGCGCAGGTTGCCACGCTTGGGCAGGGTGGAGGACTTCTGCTTGCTGCAGTTGAGCGTTGCGGGGACGCCGGTGATGACCAGCGACGACGCGTTGCGGCAAGAGAAGGTTCTTAAGATGCGTGCTATCGTGCAGCGCGATAAGCAGCAAAAGCAGAAGTTGTATGGCAAACCGAGTTACGCGACGGACGCGTACTTGGGCAGGTACATGAAAGCTGGCGACCTGGTCACGGCCGGGGTGTCGTTGGGGTTGGTGCGTAGCATGATGCTCAGGGCTAGTTATATCGAGCCTGCACCAGTCACGAACGTGCACTTCGAGACCGCGGTCGCAGTAGACATAACAGCAGTTTGTGGCTCGGGCGTCAAGAAACGTGAGTTTGGCTCACGCACGCCATTGGAGCGCATAGTTGAATACCTGCGGCCCGTGCTCACGGACTGGCAAATGGACCAGTTGATGCGGGCGTTTGATATAACTGGCGAAGCAAAGCAGAGGTTGTTGGCTGTGTCACATCAGTATGTGGGAGTGGCACCGATGGGCGTACCTTACGAAGCCATAGTCAGTGCAGCAGCCAATAGCGACGGCAACACGGTTTGGTGTGGTCGTCGGGATTGCTTCCTGTGAACAGGATGTTCACGAAACCGAAAGGTT